TCACCCAAATGCCCCCTTCGCTATTGCATAAAATCCAACAGCATTTGCAAAGACAGGGTGTAAAGTTGTCACCCCATTTCCACGCTGTATTTTTGGATTAATGATTTCTGCATTAATGTAATGTTCTATTATATATGGTGCTATTCCTTCTGTAATACCACCGCAAATCAGGACCTTGTCATTTTTATTCCATTTGAGCTTAGTTGTATTGCGGATGATACCCCTAGCTATCTTTTGAACATCATCTTTATCGGCCACTGTTTCAACTCCAAAGTTAAATGTTGTACTAGGTTTATTGATATGTTTTTTATCAATGATCGTAGCAGCATTTACGGTCCCACTTCCTATATCAATAACTCGGATTACTCCGTCACTTGGCTGAGCCCAAAAAGCTCCACTACCTTCAGGAGCTACGGCCACTTGATCAATGAGGACTTTTCTAATCTTTCCATTAACCTTCATTTCATGCTGTCCTTTTAGCATGGCTATTATAGATTCTTTCTCAGCTTGTTTATGTCTTATAATTGGCTGCCCAGTTACAAAGCTAACCTGTTCTATATGAGGACAGTATTTGTTTAAGTAACGATGAATGGCTAGTAACACTCTGATTTTTGTATCCTCATGCGCTTTGCTATCTCCATATCTGGTGCCATCTCCAAACTCATCCTCAAACTGTGCAATTGTGCCAGCGAATCCCTTTCGGCCAGCAATTTCAAATTCCATGTCATCAGGACCAAATGACTCCTCAATATCACGCTCAAACCAATCACAAATGTTCGTTTTGAATGAATCAACCCCAAATGGACCAACTACCTTCGCTTTGTGATTACCTGCATCGATACCCATGATAATTCTATTCAATAAAATCCCCTTTCGTTTTTGTATTACAAATGTAGTACATTTTATAATTCAAAGACTCGGATTATTACAATTGTAATAAAAATTTTTACTGAGGTTCTTTTACACTTCCCTGCTACGTATACCTACATTAAGTCTAGGAATCGATTAAATTTAGGATTAATTCCTAGGGATACGTTTCTAAAAGGTATGTGGAGGAGGAAAATTTTTCGATGGGGAACAGGAGAATCACTCGCTCAGATAAAAAAGTTGATGTGAAGCCCACTATCTCGGAGTCCTTGAAAACCACCTTATACAAATTCGCAGATATATGTGATGAACCTGTAAAGGATGTTGCAGAAAGGTTATGTAATACTGGGGCAGTGTCAGAGTTCGTTGTCGAAGAGATCAGAAAATGGTTCAGGAGAGATTATCGATGGAAAGATACAATTACCATGGGGTATCCCGAAAGGCCAAAATTGAGGATAACGGTTCAGCCTAACAAAGGCAAGGTGACGATTAAATTCAAACAGCGAGATTTCGATCAATTAAGTGTGCTGGCATTCGCTCTCGATATAACACCAACCACAACGGCTGCCGTACTAATTCGGGTGACACTAGGTAATAAAAAGTTCATGCAATGGTACTTGTCCAATTATCTTCGCCATTTAGATGAAATGGAAATACGAAAGATTTATCGATTACTCAAATTATAAAGGAGATGGACCATGAACATCATTGATTTAGTGGGAGTTACATTTAGTGGTGGCATCATTGTTTTGTGGGTAGCTGATAAGGTTGAAAACTTGGTGTATAATCTGAAATCGATGTTTGGAGAAACCATAGATGAAGCCGTTACTGTAGTTATGAAAGTTGTTCCTAAAAAGAAGAAACATGATGAATTAGAGGTTTGATAGTAAAGCCAGGAGCTCTATATTGAGCCCTGGTCATTTTTAATATAACTAGTAATTAACTGTTCAACCTTCGTTTTCAATGCCTGATTAGCATACCGAAGCACTACATCATCACCAGCCGTTGCAATTTGTACATCGCTGAAATATTCGTCTATAGTCGTCCATCCAACCACACGTATCCTTTGCTTAAACAACTGCCCCTTGAGCTCAAAATACTCCTGTCGTAGTTCCTTTAATAATGAATCCATTAACGGCACAAAGACTTTTTTCATTTTAAATTGCTCCACTTTTAAGTAATCAACTTGTAGCGACTTTATTGCTAGTTCTATTAACAAGTATTTGTGTACCATCTTTCGTTGCTCTGGATTAATCATCCTCGTCAACCAAAGATGCTTTTTGTATTAAATCAAATGAAATTCGTTTTATCGATAAATCTGTATCTAATAGTAACTCTTTTTTGTACGTGTCAGCACCAGTTACCAGCCCTGTATGGTCATGCAGTTTATTATGGTCCCACAGCGTTAATTTAACCAATTTCCGCAATTTAAACGCTCGCTGTATAGTCTGCTCTATCTCCTCTAGTTCCCACTCGGTTAAATCACGCTTTTTATCATGGTATTGCTCTTTTTTCCACTCCTTCAACTGAACTAAATGCTCAGGTAGCATTAATGATGTCCATTTCATATTCCCACGATCGTGTAACATACAAATCACTCTCCATTATTAATCGATATCTGAAATTATTAGGATATCTAAGAAATGTACTTTGTGAATATTCATGTACTTATCTTTAATATGGATTAATTTAGTGTTTGCATCCATTTTTGTGACTGTACCTATTAGCATATCTTCCTGTTTATAGATAGCGAATGTTTTTGTCTGATTACCCTGCATTGCTTCAGTTAGGGTACTTGCAATTTCCTCTAAATCAAATTCATCTCGGTCTGGGTGCTTTGGTTCTTTCTTTTTAGTAGGTGTTTTAGTTTTAGCAGCCATTGTTACCTCTCCTTTTCCAGAACGTTTGTTTGTATATATTATAGAACTAACGTTCTGTTTTAGGCAATAAAAAATTGCCCAGGCTCAAAATTAATTGAGTACCTGGGCATTAATCATTTTACTTCATACAATTTTGTTATTTTGCTTTCATTGTTATAAACGAGTTTCAATCCTAATAACTCGGCTAAATCACGTACTTGAACATGTGTCCTACCATCTATAATTACAGCAGGAATAGACTTAGCGTCATTGAGCATAACTTTTGCTTCTGTAATTTGTGCCTCTTTTGCTTCATCTAAACCATTCAATATGTCTAACTTGAATTGGTCCTCTGAAATTCCCATACTTTCTAAATATGAATACGGGTCTCTATGTGTTGTACCTTTTAGATTGTCAGTAATCCATCGATGTGACTTAATGCCGTTGCCTGTTCCATCTAATACAACTGGTATGCAAGCCTCTTTTGCAAGCTCTCTTAACAGCCAAATATAAGCTGCATAATCCTTTTTAAACTGCTCTTTATCATTCGTACGAGCTAGCTCTACCTGTGCGTAACTAAGTGGATTACCTTTAGGGCCACAACCATATTGTAACTTGCCTGTTGGCGCAACTTGTACAATTATACCTCCACCGCCTACCCAATGTGAGGTAAATGCATTTGCTTTATTACGGTTCATGTATGCAATTTCATTTTCCAATGCATTAGGTCCGCAATTGTTTGGGTTGCCTGACTCATGAGCAATTACATACTTTACGGCTGTCAAAGCCTTATTTGGCAAACCTGTCATTAAGCGTCGTTCAATATAAAAAGTCATTATTGCTCACCTTCTTTTTTAGCTGCCTTTAATAAATCAAAGGTTCCTGATGCTGTTAGGCCAGCAATGAAGCCAGCAATTAACATAATGTACACAGGGTATTCAGATAAAGGCCACAGCACCAAGCCAATAAAAATACCAATCACTACTGATGTGATTGGCATGTATTGTGTATTCAAATTAAATGTTTTTTTAAGTACCTCTGCAACTGCTAAGACAATTGCGACCATCACCATTGCGATCATAAAAATGTTTGTTAAATCCATATTAAATACCTCCAAATTTTAGTTTTTATTTTAAGTAATGTTTTTAAGTAATGATTCGATTAACAAGTAGATTAATCCACCAGCAGTAAGTAATTTAATAAATAACTCAATTGCTGCATTGAATTTTTGTTTTTTAAACTCAATAGCATCTTTTCTTTCTGATGCATTTAATTCATATTCACGGATTTCTTTTGCTTCCTCTGCTTTTTCACGACCTTCAATTAAGGACCATTGTCGGTCTGTAAGCTCTTTGAAAAGATTACGCGTTTCCTGATTTTCTTTAAGGATCGTATTTTCTAATTTCATAAAGCTTTGTTCCATATTTTCTAGTCGTTTATCTTTCTTGATATCTTGTTTTTCTAAATGCTGTAACCTTTTTTCGTGATCCGCTAGGCGGTGCTCTACTGTTGGTACGTGTTCCAATAACATCACCAATCCTTTGCCCTATTTAAAATAAAAAGCCATGAGAAGCATCGAGATTCAGTACAATGTACTGTTGCCCATTTCGATTGCTCTCATAGCATAAAAAATAACTCTAGTTAATGCTGCGTCTACTTGTTTTCGTTATCGAGTAATGTTTGTACAGCTTCACGCCACAACATCGGCACCTGATCAACTGTTCGCAAGTTCATTTTAATTAAATCCCAGTATAGTTTAGCCATTATTAAACCTCCTTAGTTGCTACTACTTCTGCCAACTCCGCAATAGCTAATTGATTTTCAATTTTATCTTGCTGTTGTGCCTCTGCTAATTCAGCTAATGCAAGCTTTAACTCTTTATTTTCTATTTTAAGTTCTTCGTTTTCTTGCCTCAAAAGAAGTAGTTGTTCTGATATAGGCGTTTCAAATTTTGGATATTCGAATAGAACCTGCCCCGTCTTTAAATCAACCTTCCAACTATTTGCGATTTCAAGATCACTACGGTATTGACCATATGGCAACTGGATGAAGTCTACTGTCTCTGGATTCCGTGCAGCAAGAACATTGAACATAATAAAATCTTGTTCCTTCGTTGTTTCAATAGCTTCCGAACTAGACTTTTCTGGGATTGTTAGGATGACCTCTCCAGTTAGTTTATCGTAATAAAATTTAAATCCAATCATGTTTGTCCCTCCTATCTAGTTTTATAAACAGCGCCGTATAAATAAGATTCTGTTTCTTGTACTTGAACCTCGCCCCAATTTACATAGAATTGTATATTTGTAATTGGAGTCGTTAAACTTGAAGACAAAGGAGCGAAAAATTGTTCAGCTCTAGCTCTGTCTGTATTAGCGTCGTCATAGAAATAACATCCATATACTAAAAGCTGAGTTCCGGTATGGACTACCGATATGAATGGGAAATATACCTTATTGTATTTATTAATAGGGAAGGTATGAGTGAAACTTCCCTGAGCAGTATTTATTACCATCCTTAGTGTCGAATTGGAACTATAGAACGGTTTTGCTTGAACTAGAGTAGTCGCTAGTGCAGAAAGTAATCCACCATTAAGTATGTTACTAAAAGTAGATCCGCCATATGGATACCATTCGAACATTCTATATCCATCACCTGTTATGGTTAAGAAAGGTTGTGATTTTGGTACTACAACTGGAGATGTTGGTACTCCATTACCAACGTATTGTACATGCCTATCCGCCATTTCACTATTTAGAGTCCCTGTTACTCCGAACATTGTAACGCCATTTTTAATGTTTTGTGGTAATAAATTCGGACTTCCTAACACATATCCTGTACCATCATGCACCCCTTGAGTGATTGCTTGATTCACCGTACTTGGTGTGATTATTTGTTTTCCTACTTCCACCTCACTTTCACCCTGTAAGATAAAAGCCCCTGCACGATAACGAACAGTATATACACCGTTAGCCTTTGCATTACTAAACGCTGTGCCATTAGCTTTCTTAATAGGAATAGCACCTAAGCTATTAATATTTAATGTCATCGCTGCGGAACTATTAGCATTAGCTGCAAAAGATACACCTAGGCCATCACTATAACTTGTTATCGCTGCATGTGTAACCGTTAATGCGTTCGCTGTCCCTGCGACGGTTCCAAGCCATTTAACTGAATCCGTCGGGGTAATAATTGGAATTGCATTCTCTATACGTTTCATTTCTGTATCAATCTTATCCAGATTATTGTTAACAACATTTACATTATAAAATTCATCTTCATTGTCCTTTGTAAACCCATAATTGGCTGTTTCGGTAGGCATTACGGTAACACTTCCTCTCTTAGTTGTTTATGTGTATAGGCAGCCAGTTGAGCGTGTGTAAAGCGCGCTAGAGTACTGTGTTGGTTGTATCTGACTTCTACATACAACAACATATTTTGAGGCGTCACCCTTTCAAGTAAAACCTCAACAATTTCAAACTGGCGAGACACTGTTAACTCTAACTTTACTCGGATCCACTTTTCAGATGTACTTCGAGTAAGCTCATATTTCCCCTCTCCTAGCAAGCTATCAAGTAGCTGTTTAAGGACAGGATAACTATAGGGCGCTTGCTCTTGATACCTTGATAGAATGCGGAAACGACGTGTCTCAAGTGTTTCTGATTCGCCTGCCGCTAAACCAAGCATTTTCTCATAACGACTGGCCCCACGTTCATCGAGAGTTAAAATAAATTGATTATTCAACAATGATTCAGTTAATTCCCATACTCGCTCTAATGATGGATTTTCAAGTGATGCAATTCTTTGTAGCTCTTTTATTTCGTGCAGGATAGGGGGTAAATAGCTTAAAATATCCACTTCTCTAGCCACTTACAGTCCCCCTTTTTGGTATTGCCTCTTTATCAAGCTCAAGGTTACTAGCTGTACCATTTAACTTTGTATTAGCAATATCAATGACCCCATCAATGCCAAGAATACGTGTTTCGATTTGACTAATACGGACGATCAACCCTGTATTATCTTCTTGCTTTGTAACAGCCTTGGCCCATAGTTCGGCAATTTCTTTAAAATAGCCATCGATTACGTCTTTAATGGCACTCTCTACATCTGCAAAGGACCAGCCTGATTGTAAGGTTAGTGTTGTAGCTATATTTACTACAGTTTCATTAACAGCCGAGATTGTAACGATATGGTCTATTGGAGCAAGTCCAACTCCATCACCTTGACTGTCTAATGGATCTACTAATTGCTGCACCAACTCGACTAACGCTGTAGACGGCTTCGAATATGTGGAATCAATGATCGTAACACCAACTGTTCCACCACCGTATTTAGCCCGGTAGATGCGCGCACCTCCAACACCAGGTATATTTCCTACACGTTCTTTGTAGTCAGCTCGATTGCCACCAAATGAAACACTTTCAAAGCTATTGAAATAGCGTGATCTAAAAACCTCTGTATCTTCCTCGTTCTCTCCTGGAATCAACAAATCCGTTAACTGTGCTGTTTCAAGACCTGTAATATAATCAATTGGTATAAGTTGTCCTGTCTCGAAATTGCCAACCTCGCCAACCGTTTCACACTCCAACTTAAAAATACCGTTTTCTATTTTCTCGATGACAACATAGTTGTGTTCTTCCTGTGAAAAACGAGCTCCAATAGGCACATCAATATTGAACACACCTTTTCGTATAGCTTTCGTTGCAGGATTCGGACTACGCCCTCGCTCGGCAGCACGTCTAATTAAGTTTTCACGAGGTGCAGTGTCCGCGAACATTTGATTTTCATAATTCAATAGCGTGAATAATATTTGTGCTGTCTCGATTGTATTGGCTGCTGTGGCTTGATAAATCAATGATGTCTCTCGTTTATCTTGAGCTGGCACATTAGTAAGTTTCTGAATTAATAAGTCCTCGTAAGATGTATCTAAGTCAAAGGCTATTGTCATCAATAATTCACCTCTTTCTCGGATGGGATTTCGCCATAAATAGTGTGTGCAGTGAATTGTACATGCACTTTATTTTTGTTAGTCGTGACTATGAATGAATCAACTTCTGTAATACGATCATCCTGTAGTAAAGTCTCTCGAATGCGTCGTTTTACTTCACTAACAACAAAGGCAATTGGTTGACCGATTAAGTCATTGGCTTCAAAGCCAGTGTTCCAGCTATAAATTAAGTAATCATATCGTTCAATATTAAGCATTAAAAAAATCGCTTGTTTCATGGCCTCTAGTTCATCTACGGTGCCATAACAGCGATCTAATTGGTTATTTATTTTGAAGGTATTAGATGGTTCTATTTCTTCCTCAAAATCAAGTGTTAGTCCATCATTTAAGACTTCTGGAATCATCAAACCACCTCTTTGTCTATAATTAAATATTGTCGACCACCATGTACACGAATAATTGTCACTTTGTCGCCTATTATTAAGCCGTTATGGACTTTATATTTCTTCTTAGCTCCACCATCTAAACTCATTTCCACTTCGTAGTCCATGACAGCGCGTGTTAGCTTTAACTGGTCCTCTTTAAGTGTTAGCATTTGATCCAGTTGAACTTCTAATGGGCTTGTTCTTAAAACAGTGCCATACGCAACGGTAGTAAGCTTTTGGGCATTGAGAACACCCATCACTAATTTTTGAATTTCCTTTAAAATATCCTCCATACTACGCAATGAAATCACCACCAATTAGTTTTAAATCCATACGGTGATCCGATTCATTGAATGTGTGTTTAACAGATTCAACCATCATGAAATTGGCTACGGTTAAATCACCCACATATAGTTTTACAGCTACTTGGCTACCACCTCTTACGATAGGATTTCCGAATACTTTATTGATGTGTAGCTTTCGTGTTTTTTGGTTATAAAGCTTTAACATCCCATCAGCTTTAGCTTTGCCGTTATCCTTTTCTCCAAGGTTCTCAGTTAGTTGAAGTACACCCCACTGATTAATATTGCTACTATCCATAATGATGTAGACATCACGCCTACCTGTCTTTTTATTCTCGCGCACTAATTTAATTTTGTTGTACGTATTTTCGTCAATGGATGTCGTGTATTCAAATGACTCGCCTGAATCTTGATCTATCAACAAATCTGTTTTAAGTGTTCTAGCTTCACGCAAATTCAAAGCTCCGAAGTCATCGTATAGTACATATATGCTTTTAGTATTGAGCGTTGTTTCAGCTAATGCATTTGCCATGATAGTAAATAGCTCTTGGTTATCTTCAGTCATAGTAGGAATAACGTATTTTGTATTGTCTATTGTGCCTGTCTTTAATCTAAAGTCTTTTGCAATCATTTGAAGAACTTGGCCGGCCGTCTTTTTGGAATACTCATAAGTGTTTTTATTTTTAAAGTAGCGCAACTGATCGTAGCAAGTAACAGTGATAACTCTGTTATTAGTACGCTTCTTGGTAAATACAAAACCGTAAAATATCTTATGACCATCATATTCGAATCGTACAGCATCACCCTCATGAAAGCTAAGTACATCATCTTTAAGTACATTGAACGTTAGCTTTCCTGGCGTCCCTTTGCGACTCGTTTCCCACTGAATCCCATCTTCGACAGCACACTCGTAAAGTTGCCCTTTACTCGATATATATAATTGAGATTTACCCAAGTTTTATCACCTGCCCTACTTTAATCGTATTTGGATTACTAATATTATTGATTTTTGCTAACTCTGTGTATTTTGAGCCATCACCTAAATACTTCTTAGCGATGACCCACAACGTCTCTCCCGATTTAACAGTATGCGTTTTAGGGGTTTCCTTGCCTGTAGTTGGCCTTTTCTGCTCTACTACAGCCTTTGATGCCGTCTTGGTAGTTCCTGCTCCATTTTTGGGTTTTGTAGAGGTTTTTATGGTAACCTTTTTATTTCCGTAATCTTGATATTGTTTTAATTCGATTTTCACATTGACATCGAAGCCCTCTTCGGCTGATTCCGATATCTCATAATTTTCAAGCGACACGATCATATCAGTGTCAAATAGGAGATTACCGTTAGGCAACATACGATTCACGATGAATGGAAATGGTTTTTCATCTTGCATTAGTTCTTTTAACTTCTGTAGGTAGAATGTGGCTGGTTGGAAACCATTCGGATAAACAGCAAACGGATATTTGACGTTTGGGAGTAGTACCTCAAACTCAATATCCGTTAGCCCTGTTCTCTTTATGATGTTAACTTCGCCCTCGTTCATAAGTACGATTGTTTCGTTACGGCCATTAATCTTTGTGCTAAGCTCAGCAGGCGCAATAGGAAACTGCACATTATCTATAAGAAAGTTATACATTATCTATTTGCCCTCCTTCAGCTAGCATTTCGGCTGTCTCTTCTGCCTTTTCTGCAAATCGATCAATAATACCATCGATGTCCATTTCATTATTGATATGGTTTTGACTTCTAGCATCAATTTTGATTTCTGCCGTTGTATAACGATTGATCGCTTCACGTTCAGCAATATCACGTAGGTACTTCAAATCTTCATTCATCATTTTAACGCCATCGGCTGTTTTTTTAGTATTATCAGCCGTTTTCTTGCCTGCCTCATTACCTTTGTCTAATTTATCACCTAACCCCAGAGAATCATTAACAGACTTCATAAGTGCATCAGTATTGGCTCCTTGTCCTTTAGCTGAATCAAGTAAATTGTCACCCCAGTTGTAACCTGTATCCCAAGCTTCACCTAAAGACTTCATTTCCATTTTAGGAGCTTCCCAATAATCATCTGGCGGTTCGCCAACCCAATCACCCAAAGCACCTTTAAGGTTCTCTATATCACTAGTAATTGATTCTCGGTGTGAATATTCAGTGCCTGCTTTCAAACCAATAGTTTTACTTACACCATCTGGCAACTTATCGATAAACCAATTCCACGCTTGGATCGCTTTATTTACTGCATCTATAATGGCATTAACAAAACTAGTAGCAAAGCCATCCCACCCTCTAGTCATTGATATTATGACATCTAAAACATTAGTGGCTAGATTATAAAACAGTCGCCTCACTGAATACATAGGGTTTTTCCAAACATTCACGAAAAACTCTACATAAGAAGCCCACATATTCCACATATAAGCTATTACATTATAAATCGCTGAACCTAGTACCATGAATGCTCCTGCAACAATTCCTGTAGCGCTGATTGATGACCCTGTAAAATGATTTATTGCAGCAACTGCTAAGTAAATTATCGCAACAAGCGCTATTATTGCTATGACAATCCATACGATAGGGTTAGCAGCAAGGGCGGCATTCCATGCCCAAACAGCCGCAGTTTTCATTACAATAGCTGCTTTGACGATGGCTAGGTAACCAGCTAGTATCAACAAGGCACTACCAACACCTAAAATGATAGGCCCAATCCATTGCCAGTTATCATAGATAAAGGCTCCTGTAGAAGCAAATGCATTCATTACTATATCTATAACCCCAGCTATTACATACAATGCTTGAGTGGCACTAGCAGCGAAAGTTTTAAATCGTTCACTATTAGCAATCTCATTTATTTTTTGTAGCACAGGACCAAAAGCTCGCAAGGCTTCATTTTGGAAGTACGTCCACATTTGCGACCAAGTTACTGGCATACTGTCAAACTTTTTATTGATATCATCGGATGCAGCAAACATTGCATTTTTTACAATGTCGGCTGTAATCATTCCGTCAGCAGCTAAATCACGAATTGCTCCTAATGGTTCTCCCATATAATCTGCGATTGTTGAAATTAAGTTTGGTGCTTGTTCAAAGATCGAGTTAAGTTCGTCACCACGTAAAACACCGGACGCTAATGCTTGAGATAACTGGATAGTTGCATTACTCGCTTCAACCGCACTCGCTCCAGCAATACCGAATTGTTTTTGTACTAGCTCAGTAAATGCTACTACCTCACTCAAGTTGCTGAATGAATCCCGAGCATTAGTACCAATTCTTGAAACCATATCAGCAGTATCTTTAAATGATGAGAATGACCGTTGTGCAGCATCATGAATAAGTTGTTGAGCAAGTTCTATGTCACTCATGTCACCAAGCCCGAAATCTACTTTAGCCAACTGGTCAGGAATTACAGGCATATCCTCTACTAGTAGTTGTACACGAGCCTTGGTATTGGTTAGTTCGTCAGAAATCTCGATTACTTTTCCTAAACCTTGCAAAGATAAATATGCACCAACTAATGCTCCGACCTTACCAAGTAAACCATCCATCGCACCTGTACCGTCTCGTATTCGGTTGTTAAGTTGTTCTTGTGCATTATCAGTACCCCGGATTTCTTGCTCAATTTGATTCATTGAGGTTGCTGCATTAGCCATTTCTCTTCGCATCAGTGCAATTGTAGAAGTATCGAACATATTCCCTGAAGCTGTATGCATACTCTCCATCTGATTAACCATCATTGAAACAGCGTTGTGCATAGCTCGGATAGGTTGACTCAAGCGATCTTCAATTTGTATCGCAGTGCGAATTGTTGCCATGTTATCACCTCTTTTTGGCATAATAAAAAGCACCCATAACTGAGTGCTATTCTGTGATATAAGTTCCATCTGGTTGTTTAACATGTTTAGTATGACAGAATGGACATTTTACTTTATTTCCAAGCATTTTAAATTTCTTTCCACATTTATGACATTGAGATGATTTAGACATCCCTACTTTTATTAATGCGAAAAGGAACATAACAAACAACAAAATAATAATTATTGCTACCATCAGTACCCCTCCTTATACACAAATATACATAATAAGAAGAGATTACACTATAGCTATCTAGCATAATTATCTAATTTTTATCGTTTCTTACCTTTTCTAGAGCCTCGTTTAGCCTCACGTTCTTGCTTTTTGTCATCTGCAATTTTGATTTGTAGTGACGCAATGATACATGCTTTATCAACTAAAGGTAACGACATAAATTCAGAAGGAAGGCGACGTTGTTTTTGTATCCACCAATGCATTATATTGGCGTCAACATCACCGTCCTCAATTAGTTTTTTACTTCTTCAACCATATCTTCAAGTTCTGCTTCATAACCATTTGCTTCTTGAGCTGCGGCAGCCGCATTCGCAATTTCACCAATAGTCAGCATTTTACCAAGTAACTCATCTGCACCCATTGCGCCATAAGAGTCCTGTAGTTCTTTATCGTTTAAATTAGGGAATATAATCGATTCTACTGTTAATAAACGTTGGTATTTAAAGTGGTCAAAGTCTGTGTTATATTGCCCTTTTCGTTTACCTTGCATGATCATAGAGCGTTTAGTAGATTCAGACTTCAATTCAGCATCTCGCTCTGGCGTGATAGGCGCAAACTCCCATTCAATCGGATTGCCTTGTTCATCTTCGAATTTCTTTGATATAGCTCGCTTGATATTATCATTTTGTTTTTTGTTATGTGCAAAAAATGCAGCTAAATTTGACATGTATGATCACCTGATCCTTTTCGTTTTAATTAAAAAGAACCCACAACAATGTGAGCTCTAGTCTTATAACATTTCCTGTAAAACTCCGAATTCCTCCGGCATATCCCAATCCTCGAATGTAAAGTCGATAGAATCCTCTAAGTACTCCGCATCTGCATCTAATGCAGCGATGATGCCACCATCCATATTGCAATCGATTAGGATTGTCGTTTGACGGCCCACTGACGCTGATTTATCCTCATTAGTTACTTGGATATCAAAGTAAACATCTTCTCCAGTGTCTTTATAACGCTTCAACAACTTACGGAAAATAGATGTATTGAAATAGAACGTGGCACTTCCTGAATACTCCGCACCTGTTGACCTATTCCCTTTAGCTACACGGCCCATAATAGGGACCTGTGTTTTGGTTTTGTCCATACGTGCCTCTAGGTTGATTAACTGTGCAAATAAATAACGATTTCCTTCTACCGTCACATACGCTTTACCTTGTGCACCATGAATAGCATCACGAGCATGCATGGTTGTATCTGCAAAGTACTGTAGATTCAACGGAATCAATAGTTTCTTTTGTTCCAATTTATTGCCCTCCCTTATGCTACTACCGTTGTGATATAGAGCTGAGACATTGCCACTGTTACGTTTACAACTTCGCTCGTAACAACAGATTTCTTTGTTTCACCTTTAGTAACAACAAGTGCATCTTTATCGTAGTTTTCAATTGCGCGTAATCGCTGTAACTCTGTACGCTGTTTGCCGATATCATTCCATAAAGAAACTCGGCCGTCTTGGTCATTTGGCACTTCACCTAGATATCGGGTATTAAATAACTTAGCCGTATCGATAGCGATTTGATCAAGCACTCGCACAACTTGGTTCATACTGAAATCCTCGTTCTTTACATCCGTGTACGATGTAAATGTATTCACATCCTCAAGCACTCGGACTTCATCACCTACTCGATGGAACACATACTTGCCAGCCTTCAATAATGCAGTAAGTTGAGCTTGTGTCTTTGTTTCAGACATATCAAGCGTAAATTCACCATTATACTTTTTATTAGTATTTGATTTGTTTACGGCCACACCAGCTTGTACACCAGTTGCCCAATATACTGCTCCAAATACTTCTTCATCTGTTCTAACTGCATTGTTGTGAATATCAATAATACCCTCATGATCTGTGGAACCAAGTTTATGGCCGACAAGTTGGAATTTGCCACCCACCTCGTCCCGGATACGTTTTGTATACTCCACGTACAAGGATTTAATAGTGCTTTCAGAAGATAAACAACCCAATGTGTTGAATCCATAAGCCTCTAGTGCATCCAATGCCTCTTGATGTGCTCCACCTGTGATTGCCGAGCCGTTGGTGCCTCCTGCTAACGGTGTTCCTGCTGTAACTGCAAGTGTTGCGTCTGCTTTAAACGTCACATAATCATTTGCTTTGAGGTCTGCTGCTGTAGCCACACCTGTTTGCAAGTCTACAAGTACATTATCTAGCACTGTCTGCACATCGAATTTCGTTGGTTCATCCACATTGGCCTGAATGACAATCGTGATGTCGTTACCTCGTACGCCCTTGTATTTGGCTGTAGAGAAGTCGTTTGTAGCTGCCACAGCATCAACAGCAAGCTTATAAAAATAGACTGTGATGGCATTCTTAAACACGTCACGAATCCCTTTTAGTTTTGGGTGCTTGTAATCATAACCAAAGATTTTTCTTGAATGGTTTTGAAAATCGTCTTGAGTTACAGCGAATACATCGCCATCTACACCCCAATCAAGCGCAATGGGCAAACCAACGTAACCACGCTCACTTAGTTCTACAAATGCACGAGCCGCACTAATGAAGTTATGGTACGTGCCTGGTAGTGTTTTGTTTTGAGTTAAGAAATTACCTCCGCCTAATGCCACGTTATTTACCTCCTTTATCGAATTTCTTTAAAATGTTATCTACTTCAATAGTTGAATAGATTTTATCTGCTTCCAGCAATGCATTAAGGGCATCACGTCGAGCAACATACTTGTTACTATTTACAATTTGGGCTTTCGTGAACGTAGGAACCTTCACTTTGTCCTTAACTGTCTCGTCTTTAACAGTTGTCATCCCCTCACCCCTTCATTCTTGTGTTTTGTTTTAGTGATTCCATAAAGATCTTCTCTTCGACCTCTTGTAAAAAGAAATTGAAATGAATGAAATTATGACCTATGCCATCTACAACCTCACTGTTCGCTCCTGTTCCAAGCATCAGTGAGCCGTTTAACAGCGTTATTTCCTGTAATGCTTGTTGTACCTTCAAAGTCATATTGGACGCCTCAGACAAACCGTTTTGAGGGAAATACTGCACGTCAAAAAGTGTTGTTACCTTCCATCGTTTACCGATTTGTCGAATATGTTCTAGGTTCAAAAACTGAATCAAAAAAGCAGGAGTCTTAAACCCCTGCGGAATTTCATCTATATACTTTTTATAACCATCTCCGAAAGCTTCGTGAAGCTTAACGGATATAGCGTTTTGAATATCATTAATCTCCATCAAAAGACTCCCTTAACATTTCGAATAGTTTACGTTCAAGTATAGCTGGTGCTTGCTGTTCGACTTCATCTGCTGAAATCGTCATCATGAATAGGCCATTCTTCCAACCTTGATGATTTCTTGTTCTATGTCCAAACTCAACATATTGTGCATACTCCACTGGATTGATGATTGTTAGTTCATAAACGTTACCTTGCTTTTGAACACCCAACGACTCTGCATATTCTTTAGCATTTTTACTTGAACCAGATTCAGCCTCAGCATGTGTTTTAGCTGTCCATCCTCGTCTTAGAGTACCGTCATCTACAGGTGTTCTTCGAATTACTTTACCTAGTAACCTAGCTGCCAATTCTTTAGCTGCGGCCTCACAGAACCTTTCGAAATCACCCTGAGCTAACTTAACTAACTTTCGCTCAAATTCTTTGAGTTGTCTTAAATCAACACGGCCACCTCTACCCATTTATGCGTACTCCTTAAATAACTCTAGGACAATTTCTTGGTGGTCCATAAAGATACCAGGTTTGCCTGAGCGAGTGTATTCTTCGGTAACCTTATCTTGAGTGACAATGATTTTACATCCGGCAGGTATTTTGTATTCATTCCCTAATGATAATTTGATTTGTTCGGCAATAATAGCTGGACCACCTGAAGAAGAAGCGCTTGTTAACGCTTTATGTGATAGCTTACATTTAAGATTTTCATACAATGTTACTTCTTGTGGTTTCGTGATATGAGTTACAGGATCTTCTGCGTCTTGCCATGCCTTTACTGTACAACTGCCTCTCCAAAGCATTTCTAATGCCTTGCGTCTTGCACTTACCATGTCAGCACTCTGTAGCGAACAAAATCAACTTCATTGTGCCGTAGGTAGGCCATAAAGGCATTAAACTGAGCTTCTGGTGTTGTGTTAGCTTCGACAGCAAAAACGGTGTTTGTATCACCATCCTGTACTTGTTTTGCAACAACTCCGAAGTTCAATGTTTCTACATCCAGTAAGCCCATAGCTTTTTTAGTAAGCAAGAACTCTCCTACTACCATATCAATAGCTATTTCTTTTAAACCCTTTGGGATCGATAATAAATTTGTTTGGCTATTAATGTGGTTAGTTACCTTATCAATAGCATGCTTCAGTAACATATCGTCGGAACTACTCGGAGCGCTAGATAAGGCCACTCCAAGAGCAGATAGACGCATTACTACATCTAAATACATACGAATCACTCGCTTTCAGACGTTTTACTTGCTTGTGTAGCTTTCTTCGGTTCTTCTAATCTTTCCATCGTTGATTCGTTTAAATGTTTTTCATCAATAGTGAATTCTTCACCAACTAAATAGCGCTCTCCCTTATAACGTATAGGGAAAGCGCCGTTTTTCACTTTTACTTTAATGTTCGCCATTTCAAATAGCCTCCTTATGCAATTGGTTGTGCTTGGAATACATTTTGTGCCTCAGGGAATGAAGGAATTGCTGTAGCTGCTGCTTTTGCCCATGTTGAAACAGGGTCTTTCCCTTCTTCGTACACCATTCCAATTACCTTACCAATGGTAGTCATTTCTACATCAGAACCTCCACGGATAAGACGTGATTCTTCTGGTGTTGGACCATATAACGATTCACCAAGTGGTCCATCACCAAACATCACGAATTTATTGTCTGGGAAGTAGCTCTTTGTTGTATATGTGCCATCTGCATTTTGCTCACGATATTTCGTGTTTGAGTTTGATTCATATACAGCAATAGTAGGTAAGCCTTGTTGTGTAAAGAACGCGTTTAAATCCGTTAAATTCGCTACACGAGCAGAACCAGCGCCATATAGGTAACCGATAATCTTTGGATTACGTAAAATAAGAGCTGCAATTTTCTTGGATGTTAATGCACGAGTTGGAGTAATATCTAGTGCACCAGACCAACGTTCTAAATCCCCTAAGATATCCTCAGTACCCGAACCCCATAGATCAGCTCCAGCAAGCGCTTCTTTATGGTCTGCTGGTACTCCGTATCCAACTGTAAGGGTCTTTGGTGTGCCATCCCCAGTATGCAACGCTAACTTCAATTCCCCTGAGCTCAGAGCCTGCATACGCATTAATTCAACATTAGCGCGAACATCATTGGCTGCTTTATCGACTAAATTAAATACTCGTTGCATCAAGTATTGTTGCTCCTGTGCTGTTCGTGGGAATTGTAATGCCATCAAATCTTTCTCTGTAATTTGATACTTCTTCTTGATATAAGCAGCTTCTAACACTTGTTTAGCTGCATCTAATGAGCCGATTTCTGCTTCAGTATCAAATGAGTGTACCTTTGCAATAACAGGTAATTCATTTGCACCTACAAGATATTCGAACTCTAGCGTGTTGTGTTTAACCTCTGGGAAAAGAGCTTCTCCCACGCCATAACTTTGATATTTTCGTTCCTTCATGTAATCTAATACTGTTTTTTGATCAAATAATTCTAAAATGTCTGGCATATTGTTTTCCCTCCAATTATCGGAATTTAATTTCTTTTAATGCTGTTTTGGCTGCTGCATCTGGAGCAGTAGGTAGACGATCCTCTAAAACGTAAGCTTCCACAATCAATGAACCTGGTTGTGGCCCACTTGACACATCGACATCGGTATATAGGATACCTTCTGCGGTAGCGTCATTTTTAGGTAAGATAGTTCCTGCCTTAACGATCTTCTTACCGTTTGCATCAGGAGTTACACCTACATCACTCACTAAATAGGTAAATGACTGCACCTTAGATGATGCTAGGAAATTTACACGTTGAAATTTTTCAATTGGTTTTACATATGGCATATATAGCCCTCCTTATTGTTTATCCCCATGGACCTTTACTTGCGTCACTTGAGCCTTTGTCATTCGCTATTTTTGCGAAGTTAGAACCTACATCACTTGCGCCTTTTCCATCGTCGCCACCACCCGCAGGAACCCACCCTTTAAAAATTGGTTGCTGCTTTTCTTGCATAAATAAAAAGGACTTTGATTCCTGCAACGTTTTAAGTTGCTCATCAAGTCCTTTAGTGACTTTTCCATCTTCACTTAATTCAATTGTTGTTTTATCAATGAGGCCAGCTACTAAATCAACATCATGTACTTTGCTGTGTAACGACAATTTCAGTGCTGCACTCATGCGTTCGTCTTTCAATTGTTGCTCATACTCCGTTTTGGCCGTTTCATTAGCCTGCTGTAAATCAGTAATTGTTTTTTGTAGCTCATCATTACCTTTTGCTTTGTCTTGCAAATCCTTCAACTGAGTTTCGTGGTTTTTCACTTGATCTTCAAGCGTTTTCTTCGCCTTGTTGACCTCATCAAAGCGTTCTTTAGGAATCATTGTTCCATATTTACCAACAACAGCATCAGCTTGTTCCTCACTTAATCCCATTGCAATTAATTCTTCTTTTTTCATGTCTATTGCCTCCTATTTCGCGTTTTACGTGCAACGGCACGATAGGTTTAGAAGCTTGTTCTTTAACGTCTGTAAGCTCGAAAAAGACGAAATAAGGCATAATAAAAGCACTCAACCCTTTTTTACTTGGTTAAGTGCTTTTATTCAGTAATCTCAATCATTTTCACTTCATTTTCATTAAAATTAATTAACATGTCTTTAAGACCGCCCTGTGTTGGTTTAATAGTTAATTCTTGAACACCATCTTCACTATCATTTGCAGAAGTCCAATGATCAACTACTCCGACTAGAGTTTGTTCATCAATAAAAGTTACTTTTACTTTCGTCCCCGAATCATAAAATATGTCCATCATCTAACTCCTTTCAATCTGGTTTAATTGGTACTAAATGCGTTCGTTTTTTCGAATGATGAATTTTGATTTTATTTGTTTCGTAAGTTCCATTATTAGAAACAGCTACTCCTATTATATCATCAACAACAATCACTTCTTTAACGGTTCTTTTCCCATGACGGTCTTTTTCAACTATCCCTGTACCTGCATATTGGTCCAGAATTTTCTGTACATCCACTGTATCGAAGAAATAACTTTTACCCTCCATTTGAGTAGAGTCCATATGAGGTGCTTGTTTTTCTGGATTAACCAAATTCCCGAAGGTACCTTTTTGTAAATTAGTTTTAACAAACAAATTATCTTGCAGTTTATTCCACTCGTCACTTTTACTATACTTAATGTTTTGGAATTCATCAAAGGATTTAGGCGCATTCTGACCAAGTATATTTTTATATTTATTGTAATGCTCTTTATCTGTTGCTAAATTGCGCTGCATCTTTTTGCTACGATCTATCTTTTCTTTACCATGTTTCTGAACCTGCGTTTGATACCATTCTTGGTATTTCATATTGCTTGGCACATAATACGTTTTCCCATCTAAATCACGAGCTATCCGTTGGCTGTAATCATCTTCAAACCAAGGTGCCGTCGTGGTCCTGCATCTTGGGTGAAATGGATTAGCTGTAACACCTGGTACGAAATCAGCTAGTTTGAACACCTTACCGTCCATCGATTGACAGATACTACTTGTACGGCTGTCTAAAGTGGCGATAATCTCGTACTTTTCTACATCGAGCTCACCAAAGGCATCCTTTTGAGCAGACGCACTAAAAAACGCTGATTCGGTTAAAACTAGCCGAGCAGCGTTAGAACGTGAAGTATTCATTTTTCTAGCTATTGAACTAATCATACGGTCAGGTGCCTCACCGCGAGCCATTGATTGAATTAGTTCAGTATGCAATGTATCTAGCAAGAGGTTACGATCACGCCATATCTTTTGACTGAACGTTTGGCCGTCAGCAGTCCATGGCTTGCTGATTACTTTAGTTAATAAGTTTTCATCTAATGCCTGTAATGTAAAACCAACCTCAAAAGCTTTTTGTATCTCAAATGCTGTGTGATAATACTGTGTTTGATAAGCCTCTTTCATCAATTGCTCAAAGCCCTTAATTTGACCGCCATAGAGCTTTTCTACATGTTGCTGTAATTGTAACTGCAAACTCTCTAAACGGCTTATATGGACACGAGAGGAGGCGTTTTCGAGTTGTTTCATCCACTTTTGATTGATAGCATTCTTCTTGCCATAATCGATGTATTCATCAACAGTCCATCTAAACTCACGTAATTCATCACTTTTAAGGAGCTGCTTAGCTTCATCAAGACTGATTTCATTGTTTTTGGCAAAGCGTTGATACCAACGAGCGATATCCTTTTCGATTTCGTTCATGGTTTGAACGTAGGCTTTTTCAAGGTCTTTGTAATAACTAACAGCCTTGCGATTTTGAGCATCTTCTAATAGTTCGAATCGTTTACGCCAATAGTCTCTACTCTTGGTCATCATCATCACCAGAGTTCACGTTCAGCGATTTGAAATGATCATCATAGCCATCAAACTCATTTAATCGTTTCTGACGTTCTTGCTCATTCCGTTGCATTTCTAGCGGAATGTCTTTGACGTAAGGATGTTGCGCTATCTTTGTTTCTTCAGACAAGTAAGGTGATTTATTCAGTACATCAACCACTTCCATTTCATTAATTAGAATGTCGCGGTTGAAAATGATATTTACATATTCCCCTTCATAATCGCCCTGACCAGTGTTAGCTAAATGGACATTGATAAACCAAAGCAACTCCTCGAAGGATGCCTGGAACTCTGTTTCAATTCCATCAGCATCAAGATCGATTTCACTATACATAGCTCTAATATTTAATTGATTTGGGTTATTCGCCATACGATCATCTTTAGCATCATAACCTCGACCATTATCAATTAGCGCTTTTTTAAACAGTGATAATATCGACTTATAGTTGTCAGCATTCACTTCAATGTTTAGTGTTTCAACTCCACCTTTTGTTCCATCTTCAGAGGTCACTTTAACAGCTCCGAATATAGAAAGATTACGCCTAAATTCTCCTAAATCTTGCCCTTCGTAGTTATGCAACACTAGGATTGTATTTCTCGCATCTTCCTGCATGTTGTTTTCGAAGTCACTTAACATGGTATTGATTCCATCTTGAAGAGATTTCACTCGTTTAATTAGCGGTATTTCTTTGTTGTTGAATTTAAACGGAATCAAAGGAGCTCGCTGCCAATTCATGCTTAATCTATTTTCACCATCATCAATAGTGATATAGGATACTGTAGACTTTGTGACATCTTGTATAAGACGACCTGCAAACCACTGATAATGTTCTACTCCGTTGACATTATAAACCTCTACCTTTTCCACTACAATTTCTCTATCACCTTCGTATTCTTTCACAGGGAATAAACGAATGGCAAAGTCGAGAATCGTTTGTTCCGAATCCTTCCAATATGGAATGATTTCGTGTGGAGGGAATCGTTTTATGGCAAACTCACCATTTTCATCGTAAAACGGATAAAGCCACCCGATACCTCCATTCAAGGCATCCTGCCCAACGCTCCTTAATGTTCGATGGAATCGTTTGTTGAAAATATCTTGTAGTTTTTTTAAGTAATCATTATTTTCCGTTTCAATTGTAATCGGTTTGCCCAATTGATAATTTACTTTTTGGTCTACAAGCTTAGCGTACTGATTATCCAGTATCTTGTTATTTGGAAGGTTGTCATTTACTTCTAGCCTTCCTCCATTACCGATAACCCACCGTCTACGCTGTAAAATATCTTGAAAACCCTCATAATAAGCTTCACCTATCAGTATCCACTTTCGCTTCTCGGACTTTTTGAATTTATTTATTTCATTTTCAAGCCATTTGATGTCCGTTATAACACTATTTGCATTAGTTGTTATGTTTTCATTGATGACATCAGTATCTGTTATGGCACCCTGGTACGGAAAATAACTCATGTTCTCCCCTCTTTCTAATCAAAACTGAATAATGATTTTTTCATAAGGACTGTATTTACGAAATAACGATCTGCATCGAGTTGATGATCATTTTGCTTAACTGGCTTATCTTCTCCTCTATCTGCTGCTTTGGCATCCCACATGTAGGAACTGAACTCGCGAAAAGTCTCTGTACAACAGTCATTGTATTTGATTAGGTTATTAACCAGCGCGTTTGCTAAGTTACGTATACCATCAAGTACATCATTCTTGGCCTCTTTAACAGAAAATCCATGTTGCTTTAATGCCGTAATGAATGATTTTGCAGAAGGGTCAACGATAATCTTTACAATTTTTAAGTCACCAACAAATTCCTTCATGTCTTGGCAATATTGTTCGTCAGTTTTCTGTCTGCTTGATTTACGACCATCGTAATGGTATTCCTTAACCTTGTACCAAACCTCGTCACATAAACCCCACAGACCGAATGTTGTAGGATTCTGAGTACCATAATCGACACTGACATAATATTTGGTATAATTCCTTGGGATTGTTTCGACTGAATGTAACTTCTCATCAAACATGTCGTAGATGACGCCCTCCGCCAGCACCCATAACCCAAGGATAAAACGTTGATAGAACACTCCTTTATACATGCGTTTGTAACGCTCTTTGATGCGTTGTGACAACGATAGGTTATCATCCATCGTAAAGTGTAGGTGCAACATGTTCTTATCTTCTAATTGGTCCAAATACTCTAATTTGAACCAGTGATAAGGTCCAGCAGGGTTACAGTTAAACCAGAACTTAGCACCATCAACTGAACATCGAGCCGTTGCTTGGTTAACGAACGATTGAGGCATAAGAGCCACTTCATCGAAGAACATTCCAGCGAGTGTAATCCCTTGAATAAGATCTTGTGAAGCCTCGTCTTTTCCTCCGAATATATAAAAATAGTTCACTTTGCCATTTCTCGTGACAGTGAACATGTTTTCGGAACGATATTCTTTTACTTTATAGCCCCTGGACATCAGCATCCGTTTTAATGGTTTGAATACATTACGTCTGAATGAGCCGATTGTTTTACCAGCCATGCCAAGGTTCTCATCCTCAAACGTCTCCATCGCCCACATAACGAACGATAACGACATGACGACCGTTTTACCAGCACGAACAGAACCATCGCAAATAAGACCATCCTTGTCCTTGTGAGGGGAGTTAGATTGCCACCATTTAAGTACTTTAAGTTGTTTCTGACTAAAAGGTTTGAAGGTGAATAGAGCAGGTTTCTTTCGTTTACTCATCCCAATTCACTTCCTTGCCTTCTAACGCCTCTATGAAACCATCATCCTCAAACTCATCATCATCCTCACCATTTTCTTTGCGAATAGCGATTTTAGATAGTTCAATGTCTGTTTTTGTTTTCTCCATGTTAAGCTGCATCTGCTCAAGTTTAAGTCTACGTTCGTCATCTTGATCAGCCATCTCAACAAACTGACGAATAGAAGAACGCAACTCCCCAATTGCTCTAGATTGAGCAGTGAGTAGTTGCGCCTGTCGTTCCCATGCGAATTGGAATTCATATTCTTCTTCTGTTACAGCCTTCTCTACGCCTCCGCCATCCTCTTTAGATCGTGGGTAGTATTCGTATTTTGCCTTTTTGAGCTCTTTTATGATTTCGTCTTTGGTTTCAACATGCATAATTCGTTGAGCCCTTATGATAGCAGCATACTGTATTTGTATTTGGTCCCAAATTAAATCGGCTGGAGAACGCTCATTCATTGCTTCCATTATTTCGAGCGTTTCTTCTGGTAAGAACTTTTGAAAGAAGCCGTGTGTGAGAGCATTTGAGTTTTGTTTTGGAGCTGACGCGTTTTTGTTACCTCTATTGCCTTTTGCGTTAGCATTACCAATAGGAGCGCCTCTTTCTCTCTTAACACTTTTTATCGGAGTACTCCGTTCGTCTGTTTGGAGTACTCCATTTAATCTTTCGTTCCAATTATCCTTAGATTTAGACTTCCAAGAGCCTATTGTTTTCTCTGGAACACTTAGCATTTCAGCGATGGCACGATTAGTGATGTCACCATCATGTTGTTTAAATATTTCATACGCTTTATCCCTTTTAGGGTCCCTTTGTCTAGCCATATCTCATAAACACCACCTCCAGAATCATGTCTGGTTCACAATGAACCTGACCTATTATGTATTTCACTCTCAAAAGTAAGTACCGACGAATCAAAGGGGAGGAAAACTCTGCTCGATACTCACTTTTCAGGGCAAAAGAAAAAACACCCATAAGGGTGCTCAATCACTACAACTCATTATTTTAAAATCTTGTGTTGGTAAATTAATTTCTTTGGAAACTGCCGTCCTTAATTGCTGAATCCCTTCAGGTGTTTCAATATCAATATCACTGTCAAAGTCTATTTCAACAAAATGATATTGCTTTCCGCCTTCTAAAGTAAAGTATTTAACTAACATAGTATCACCTCCCACCCAATCATAGCCCAGAAGATGAAATATATGTAATAACTTTTTGCTCTCAAAACCACACCAAACTCTGCCCTTTCAACTCGTAGTGTTTTGGCTGTTTGATGCAGTTTTCAAAGCAAAAGAAAAAGCCACTCATAATGAATGGCTAAACTGTACCAACGATTCGAATACCTTTAGCATGCTTGTGCTCTAGGTTTTCATCATATGTTGCTTTGTAATAAGCTAATTTCTTTTCGATATTTGCTGGTGGATTCGTAATTAATTCTGGTTTATCAAATCCTGGCATATCAATGAACAATTCAATTGATTGATCTTTAGCTAATCGTGCATTGGCATACTGTTCTAATTCTTGCATTGTGTTTAATTTCATTACTGAACGACCTCCCAATTGTCTGCGAATAGCTCAATATTTGTTTCTTTCCATGGTACACGTCCAAAACGACTTTCCACGTATAAATACGGAGCTGTCATTTTACTGTGTTCATCAGGATACTGCGCACGAATAACAACATCTGGTTGCCATTGTGGCAAACGCATACCTTTACCTTGCTTTACTTCTTCAAATGCTTCACCAAAAACCATATGATTTCCTCCATTTCTAAAATAAGAAAAAGCCTCCATCCGAAGATGAAAGCTAAAATATTGTAGTAATCCTAATATCGAGAGCTCACTTTTGACATCGTGGTAGAGCGTACCACGTTATTTCGTAATTGTGTTTTAGATTTATAGTGCATTTCCGTGCACTTTGAAGCTATAGTAAGTTTGTTTTAGTAAGTTTGACTGAATTCTATGGAAAGTGGACGAAGTTCACATATAAACCACTCCTTCAGTTTTATTAGCCTTTTATATTAATTAAGATACCTAATCTCTTAAAAAATACAGGCCGGCCGTGTATGTCTTGCCTCGAACATGTTTATGAGGCGCAGGTCGGTCGTCGGTCTGTCTTTCCCTAATATTTAGGTTTTTATAAATACCAAGAGAGGAAAACCTTTCCGCCCGTCCTGCCTCCAATTTTACATTATTATTTTTATCTCACCTAATGTGTAACGAATGTAACGTTTGTAACATCTATCACATTTGTAACATGTACAATGTGTTCGGCAAAAAAAGTTACTTATCTTCAAGTCTTTTTTCAGCAAAGCCGAACGAAACGAAAAGATCGTCTGCTGCATTTATAATAGCGTCGTAATTATCCGTGAAGCCTTGACCATCTATAAACGTGTCATAGCCTTCTTCATCCATTCGTTCATGCAGTCTTGAAAATATATTAAACAGAACTTCTAATTTTTCAGCTTGGTTTTTCTTAAGGTATTTGCCATGTAAACTTTTCAAAACCCCACCCCTTAATTACTGCACACTTACTTTCAAAGTGGCACGAAGCCCCCTACATCACGCAATCATCTGTTTCACAATATTATCCTTAATACGTTTAATACTAGTTGCTGATAAAGCCATGTGCTGGCCTATCCAACGTTGCGACTTGCCGTCTAACATCCAGTTAAGGACTTGAACCTCTCTATCACCAGCAACTCTTTCAATTAGGTTCTGAACCTCTAAAAGCTTCTGCTCATACTCTGTCACTCGTTTTATATTTCTGGACCGTCTAATAGCCTCCTGCATAATTGGATCACCTACACCACCTGCTGCCTTTGGTAGTGTAGCCTCAATTCCATACTGTGCCGTTTTTGCCCCTATAACCATTTCTGACCGCATTTCTTTGATGGCGTTAACCATCCAGTGGTAGTCTGTAATCATTGAATCTAAAGCATCTGGTGTAATCGTTAGTGTTCTTTCTTTTAACATAGGTTTGCCCTCCTAAGTTGTGTTATAATTACTTATCTGACTAGCCTAGAAGGGCATAAACCAATTCGAGCTGTAGCGTGTGCAAACGCTGCGGCTTTTTTTATTTCCTATTTCATAAATACAATCCAATGCGTCTTACTACGCTTATCACCAAATAACGGTTTGTGGCCAAAGCATTCTAAAACCTCACGTAAGGTAATCTGGTCCTCATTCCACTTGAATATTAATGTGCCATTGGGCTTTAGAACTCGCATACATTCGTCAAAACCTTGCATTAAATCCATTCTCCAAGTAGCTTCGTTCAATTTTCCATATTTTTTTGCAAGCCATGAATTTTCACCAGCTCGTACCAAGTGAGGTGGGTCAAATACCACCATGTGAAAACTTTCATCTGCAAATGGCATGTTGCGGAAATCAGCCACCACATCAGGCTTCACTATTAATTGGCGACCGTCGCACAATATATCTTCTTCTTCGCGAATATCCATGTACAATGCATCTTCATTTGATTTGTCGAACCAAAACATTCGGCTGCCACAACAGGCATCTAAAACTCGTTGCATTTCTCTCATCCTTCCTGAACAAAATCTTTCAACTAACCACTTTCTGCTGTTTCCCTAACAACCCACCGGCCCTTGGCCCAATCCTTTCAGCCATTTCAAGGTCCATAGCAATCAAAGCCACGCTCACCTTACTTGCATTAAGCTTCTGAGCTATCTCGGTAATTGGACATCCTTGATTCCACATAGCTATGAAGGTTCCAATCTGATTTATTGTGAAATCAAATTTAACCGTTTCATGGACCTCACCAGTGAATAAGATATATCGACTCTCTACTTTTGGTGCCATTCAATCGTCACCTACCCATTAATTAACTGTTTATTTTTAAGGTCCTTACGTGCTTTCCTAGCCTTTTTAAGAACATCATGAGTTATCCAACCACCATCAATCTTTGAATACGTTAGAAGCTTTAATTCGTGAGGAAAACGGTATTCGAACAACTTCTTCCTTAGTTCAAATTGCTGCGTAACCATTCCTTTAATATCAACCACTTCTGAATGTCCATCTGCGTAATGAACTGTGAAATCAGCCGTATAACCAATCTCACGATATTTCTTGCCGTTCTTTTCGAACTTCGGTAATAGCACGAACCTTGGCTGTAATTCAAAGGAGGTCACAATCCCATTTACTTGTAGGTGCTTCAAATGATCATAATATTTTGCTTCCATCGCTGAATCGAATGTAATTCCATCATGTACAACTTTCTTGTTGCCATATTTTGCTTTGCTCATGTTTGCCCTCCTACACTAGCTTTTCTGCGATTGCCTCGATAACGTTTGCAGTTACACCATTGCCTGCCTGTTTGTAAAGTTGACTATCTGAATTAACAGCCGTAGCCTTATCGAAAGCCCAATCAGGATAGCTTTGTAATCTCCAACATTCTCGTGGAGTTAATTTGCGAATATGAAAACCATCGTCAATACCAAATGTTCCTCCGTTTGTAAAACTGGTATTACCTTTAGTCGTTAAGGTCCCTACATTACCATCCATACGTTTATTTTTGTTGTACATATCCCATACAATCACACCTTGGCTATCCTGAGATGTCGGAGTAAACATTGGTTCACCAACATCTTTAATTCTTCTGCCATTTTGACTATTTTCTACTCGGTCAGGTGTTAAAACGGCAACAATATCATAAGCATGTTTTGCTGTTAGGCTTCCTTTTCCACTTACCCTTAATGTCTTTGATATTTCATCGCTCCCTGGTATCCAATTAGGTTTTACCATTACTTTATTTCCCTCACCTTTGTTTGTAGTTAAAGTAGGAGCCAAACCTTCACTATCATATATTTGGCCATTCATACCATTTCCTGATGGGTTTACATTGCACAAAGAAATTACTCTGCGTTCATTATTAGTCTCTTTGTCATTTCTTCCGACAGGAAATACTTTTCTGGTACTTCTACCTCTAAGATGTCCGGTAATGAACACCCTTTCCCTGTTTTGTGGGACTCCAAAGTCTTTAGAGTTAAGCACTTGCCATTCCGCATCATACCCGAGTTCATCCAAGGTTCTGAGGATAACCTCGAACGTAATCCCCCCGTCATGGTTGAGGAGTCCTTTGACGTTCTCAAGGAATAAATACCGTGGTCGGATGATATTGGCGAAACGAGCGATTTCAAAGAAAAGAGTTCCTCTAGTGTCATCGAATCCTTTTCGCTTCCCAGCAACTGAAAAAGCTTGGCATGGGAATCCTCCGCAGATAATATCGATTGGTCCTCTATCCCTAAGTCCTCGAATATCGTCATCTGTAACGCTAGTGATGTCATGTGCTGTCCACTCTCCTTCTGTATTGTGTATTGCCTCGTATGATTTACGAGCATATTTATCTATTTCAACGAATCCAACGCATTCATGTCCTGCGGCTTCCATTCCAAAACGAAAGCCTCCAACACCTGCGAATAGGTCTAAGAATTTCATTCCTCCACATCCTTATTAGCACTCTTAGAAGTCTGCTGATAAAACAACCTAATGCCGTTCTACCAGCTACGTGTATTTATTTAATAACCAGCGTTTTGACGCTCATGATTGACCTTATTCTTAGCGTTGTAGGCTTCTTCGACTTGCTCCCATGAGAAACCAAGCATTTCACCTAAATTTATAAGTTCGAAAAGTGTTTGTTCGTAATGGATTTTGTTTTCTAAAATACATCCAACGAGCCAATTAAGAGAAACGAACTGTTCTGTAATATCCATTTTTCTATTTCCAAAGTCTGATTTAACATACTCATTCCTGCTGTCAACATCAAAATTTGCATCTCCAATTTCCAACCCAATACTCAAAATGAAATGCAAGCAGTCAACGTATTCTTCGAGGAGTGGATTTTTCAAACGCAAAGCGTATAGTTGACCATTTATACAGATCGGACAATCCTCTGAAATATCCCCCCATAAATCTTTCAATCTTCCGTCATTAGCTTCAAATGTGAAGCCACACTCATCATCACCGCATTTATATTCAACTGCATTTTGGTTTGTTGCACCTTCTGTTGTTAAGATTACAGTTTGAGGTTGTTGATTTTTACTCCACTTCTTAAACCCTCGCCATTCATTCGCACATTCCCCTAGTTCAACCTGTAGCGCTAACAACTTCCAATCAAGATTGTTCTGTCCTCGTAGCTCTGGATGTTCCTGCATGATGTGCTCGTCCAATGCTGCTTGTGATTCAAATAGTTTTGTTAAGTTCAATATTCTCTGCCCCTTTTCCGAATTTCATTAAGACTTGATATGGCTTTGGTTCATGATCATAAAATTTAATATCACTGATTGGATACCAATGGTTCCTTGCTTCTGCTTTTATTTGTTTATTGAGGTTTACTCTTGTTTTGGCTTCAAGGATTTTCTTGTCAGGTTTTTTTGTTGTCATCAATAATCACCCCTTTTTAAAATGGCAAATCATCTTCTGAAACTTCAATTGGCCCCTTACTATTAGCAAACGGATCTTCATCTGCTCTTGAATAATTCGGCTGGTTGTTATTACCGCCATATTGCCCTTGTGAACTGCCTCGATGCTGTCCACCTGTATTTGTACTAGATTCGTGGTTTGATGTGCCCTGCGAGCCTCCTGTGCTGTTTCTTGGCTCTAAGAATTGGATACTGTCTGCTACAACGTCAGTAGTAAACACACGCTTACCATCTTGACCCTCATAACTGCCTGTTTGGATTCGCCCTTCCAAACCTATTAAATTACCTTTCTTCTGAAAGTTTGCTAGATTCTCAGCCTGCTTTCTCCAAGCCACACAATTAATGAAGTCTGCCTCTTGTTCACCGTTCTGCCCTTTGAATGTCCTGTTTACTGCAACTGTGAAGCGACATGAGGCAATGCCATTCGGACTAAAACGCACCTCAGGATCTTTGGTAAGGCGGCCGACTAATACGACTCGGTTAATCATGCTGTTGCCTCCTGAATTAATTTTTGTAATCGTTCAAGCGACATTTTATCTACTAAGTCATGAGCTTCTTTTCTAGCATTAGCTGTATCAATTTTTCGTTGAACAGATGCTTCATAGTCTTTTTTGTTAAACCAAATATGATAAGAGGTTCCAAAAATCCCACCATCTCCAGTTAATGTTTTTTGAGATATTTTCCGTTCGTATACTTTTTCAGCATCTAAATCTTCAACATCAACGACATATGCACTTGTCTTGTTTGCTCTAACGACTTCAACCTCAAAAATTCTTCTATCGTAGCCTCCACCTCGCCACATGCGGTAACTGCGGAGCTCTAGCCAAACACGTTGACCTACTTCTAACTTTGGTTTCTTAGAAGTTTTCATGCCGAAACCTCCCTCTTATCCCACACCTCAATTATTTTGAATCCTTCTCTTTTGAGCGATTTAAAATCAGGATGTGCAATTGGTACCGTAGCCCATATTCTCTGATCATTTTCTTTCTTGAACATCGTTGCAAACGTCTTGTATTGGTTGTACTCTGCAGGCTTTTGAGTCTTAACCTTTGGAGCCCGTTTACGAGCACTAGGAATGTCGATTGGAATGCCATTGCGTCGTCTCATGCAGATTCCTCCTCATATTCACCTTCATCCAGAATGTCATAAGCACTGCTGCCATCTTCATTTTCCGTTTCTCCCAAAGGTTCTCCATCCAACATCGCGTAATATCCTGTTGGATAAAGATCGACACAATCTTTGTGGTAAACTTCATCATTTACAAGAATTAAGTCCTCATTCCATACAAATGTTTCTTCACATGCTTTACACCGTTTTAGTTTTTCACTCATGCAATCAACTCCTGTTCTTGTGCCGTGTAGTAAACCTTTGGTTCATACTGATGATAAAATCCTTTCGGATCAGCATGCATAGCCAGCGCAACTTGTACCTCCAGCTCGTCATAACAAATTGTTTTGGACTTAGCTTCATCTCCATCACGCCAGATGATAACTGCATACGGTGTAACGCCAAAGCCTAAATATGTTGGGTTCATTTTGTTTCACCACCTAATGCTTCTTGAGCAATTTTATAAGCAGGTGTTTCCCAACCTTCCATGATAGGTGCTTCAACTTCCATGACTTTTTCTAGTGCTTTACGTAACCTCTCAACCTTTAAGCGGATTTTTCTGACTTCATCTTTTGATTCGCACATTACTAGGAAATCGTCTTTCCTTAGTTCATGTAAACTTTCAATGTATTCAACAAGTGCTGGAACATCTTCACGGGCGTGTGCTACGAACTCTGAGTCTTTTCGTGTCATATTTTTTGCGACAAAACTATCTTTGTCTATTACACAAAAACTTCTTTTCCCATCAATTTGACCTGATTCCCATGTTCCTGGTGTAGCCTTCGCCACACGTTCTTTAATGGCATACAACTGTTTTTGATCCATCACTCAATCACCTCACGTTCATGCTCAGTAACATAAATGTATGGTCTTGTATGAAAGAAATCATTTTCTGTTGGATACTGTACTTCTACTTCTGGATGCCTAGACACAAACTCCTCAACGTCCCATACATTCCCAACATCTTCTGTTACTAATGGAATACCAACCATGCTATAACGTGTGTTTCCTGAAAAACCTTTACGCTTTAACGATTCAATGTTTTCATGCATTTCATCTAAATTGTTATGGATTACTCTGATTGTTTCTTTTATCTTTGTTTCAAAAATTTGCATCACTCATTCACTCCCCACTAATTTGTTAAAAGCCTCACGGTTTCTAGTAGCCAAAGCGATGTCGATGGCATTAGCGATGTTAAACGCTTCAATTTAGCTCATAAGCTTGTCCATTTCTCTTACAAGTTGCTCTCTGTGAAGTTCATTAGCTGCTTTTGCTACATTGTTTACAAGCTCCCAAAAGTCCATCCCAAGCCCCCCCACTTCACTCAAATAATCGATAATTAAGGATTACAATCGATTTATCAGGAAAATAATTATTTCGTTCGAGATTTCTAGCTTCCTCAACAACGTCACCAATGTTTTGAATAGGTGTTGATCGTCTTATTTCTGCATTGGCAAAGCCAGTATTATGAGAAAAAGATACAAAGTATCGATATTTCCTTTCCATTCCTTCACCCTCCATCAAGGGGCTGTTGCCCCTCACTTATTTTCAAATACCTTGCGTAATCGGTAGTTCACTTTCATGTCCTTTGGAATCGTTACTGTGAAGTCCTGCGCCATTTCGAACAGCCTGCTCGTTAATGCCTCGTCGATGTAAAGCATGTCATCAAGTGATAACTCACTAGATACAAGTAACGGCTTGTTATTCAGATAGCGATAATTGACCACTTCAAAGATGGATTCTGCCTGCCATGGTTTCACATCAACCTTTCCACCAATCGGCTTGAACAGATCATCGATAAACAAGACATCAATTTCCTTCATGCGGTCCATGATTTCGTTTTTACGTTCAAAGTTGTTAGCAGCCAGATTGTTCATTCCGTCCTTGTAAGGGAAGTAGAGAACTGGCACTTGCCTCGTATGAATCAGATAATTAGAGATGGCCGTTAACAAATGCGTTTTGCCACAACCAGGTTGTCCAATTAGCATGATGCTGTTTTGGCGATAGTCTTTAATCTGATCAAATGCGGCATAGTACTGATTAGCTTTACTTTTCATTTCAACGACTTTCGGATGAACACCCTCGATCGAGAAGTTTTTAAAACTCATTTTCTGAAATTCTTCTGTAATGGCACTAGATTTAATTAAGCGATTGAGTTGACGCAATTTAGCACACTCACATTGCTGCCATTCGTCCGAATCAAACTTCAAGATTCTTTCTACCAACTGGTCATTATCACGCACTAGCGTCGTTTCTCCAGCTTTCTTACGAACCATATAACCACCACTATCCTTGCACTTGGGACAGTTATAATCAGGTTCCTCAACTGCTGTAGTCTCCGAATACAATTGGCTTCGAGCTCTTAGTTCCTCCATTACTGCTGCCATTCTGTCGCCCATTCTTTCCATCGATCTTCACCTGCCAATCTGCGTATGTTTTTATACCAAGTTCTTTACGCCAGTTATCTAAAATTGAAAGAATGTATTTAAAGCTCCGCGCACTGTTTGTCCCAGTGAGTATTGCTTCATTAATTAGTTGTGGTTCATAAAATTCGAGAGCTTCATGAATGTTGTTACAATCAGCTAAAGTCGCAATACGAACTTTACTTTCGAATAGTTGTTTAATAGGTTCAAAATTCGGATTAATGACAGGACTGTCAGTCTGTCTGTCTTTTGTATTATTAGTTGTATTATTAAAGACTGTATTATTATCCTCGGCGTTTTCGCCTATAGGGGTATCGGTGTTTTCACCTAGACCCTCTCGGTGTTTTCGACTAGGGGTATCGGTGTTTTCGCCTATAGGGTATGGTTGCCTTACCAAACGAATAATACGTTTTTCAATTTGCTTCGTACCCTCTTTATATACCAGTTGAACCGTGATATATCCCTTATCTCTCAAACTCGAAATCATTTTAGAAATACGGTCTTTTGATAGTTTGAAAAAGTCGGCTAAATACTCATTAGATGCAAAACATCCTTGTTCACCGTCTAATGAATCAATTTCGACCAGTAGTACTTTTTCCGACCACCCTAAGTCTTTTGCTAGCCATATCTCTTTCGGAATCCACACTCCCTTGAAATTTCTTTCAGCCATTTGCCCTGACCTCTCCTTATGTCGCAATATTCAAATTTTTAAACTCAGACTAAATCGCAAACCTTTGCCTGCTTTCTATAATCAGCTATTACATTTCCATTCTTATCGAAGAAACGAGTTTCCCACCACGGATGACAATTACCAGGTATCCATTCGCCATCAAAAACTACTTCTAAGTTACAAGAATCATTAGCACCAACGATTGTACCCATCTTCCCTGCCACTTCAATTTTCATTCCTCGATATGCAAAAGAGATTCCACGCCCCTTACATACCCGTTCGAATTGTGCTTTATTTCCGAATAAGTATTGGATACTTGCTAGCCCTATCTTCTTGCATTGCATGTGTTTTACTATTTCACCAAATGGCGCTTCCCAAATACCGTCTTGTAAATATTGATAGTATTGATATTTTGCTTTGCCTGGTGTTTCAGCCATTTCAGTGTGTTCAATTTCACCATCCACTGATAATTTATAAATGAACATAAACTCACTCCTTGTACCATTGACTTTTACGGTATAAAAATCATCTTGCCTGTTACCCTTGCTACTGCTTTAAAAATGCGTTCCATGTTGCTGTTGCCATCGCTTAAATGCAGTAAGTGTATTTCCTCCACCTTGCTCAAGTCGTTTGCTTTAAAGAACTCTAGTAAGTTTTCTAAACTGAAATGCGATTTCATAACACGCTTTTTCATTGCTGGATGCACTCTCCCACTCTCGACATTTTCATCTAATGTTTGTTGATCGTAATTACATTCGATCATGATGTGTGATAGTCCAGTAAATCGGTATTTGACGTAGTAGGTATCCGTTGCAAATAACAACTTGCTACCGTTGTTTGACTGTAGTAAAAACCCTAACGGCTCATTTACATCGTGCTGCACATCAAACGGCAATATGGTCCACGTACCTACTTTAAATTGCTCTTTACTTTTGACCGTCTTAATTCGATGATGATCAAGCAATAAAGCCTCTTGAGTACCCTTTGACATGTAAACATCAAGCCCTCGATTTAACACCGATTCCACGCCTTTACAGTGGTCTTTGTGCTCATGAGTAACAAGTACACCACCAAGGCTAGAAGTCTCAAAACTGACGCCTTTCTGAATGTCCTTGAAGCTGATACCACACTCTAGGAGTAGAGGGGTGCTACCATCTGTAATGTGATAACAATTCCCCTTACTGCCAGTTGCTAGAGTTTTGATTTCTATCATTAGAATCCTGGACCATCAGCGGATGATGCTTGTTGTTGATCTTGCGTTTGTTGTGGTATATTCACCAATTCAGCTTCTTGAACAATAGTAATAGGTTGGTCTTGGATGTCGATTTCTTCTGTATTGGCATTTTGCTCGATTTCTTTTCGTACTTCTTGAATATCACCCATGTCTTTAATTTGTGGCTCATACTCACTTTCTGTTGATCGATTGACTGCCTCGATTAGTAAATCACTATCATCCGAAGTATTAACAAAGGCTTTTGCTGCACGATTAATAACAGTACGCTTTGCCATTTCCTGAGGGAACTTTTTGTGAACTGATTGAGATGTTTTACTTTGTCCCCAGGATGTTTCGATTTCCTTTTTGGTCATAACGGTTAGTATTTCTTCACCCTCTGTTGTTTGGACAATTGCATATGCCCCTAAGATGTCTTTGTCTCGGTTTTCGAATGACGTTTTATGACTTAGTAATCTTTCTCGGCCATGATAGTTCTCGTATTCAAAAACATCATCTTTATAGATTACATTTGCCCAAATATCCTTTACATCGCTTAAGCGCTTCAATACAGTTTGTGTACCAAAATACGAACGTTGTAGTTGTAATTGAGTACCGTAAACAACAAAGTAACATTGTGTTTTAGCTGGACTTAAACCTTGTACTGTCATATCTAATAATGAGTTAGCGATAGAATCCTTAGTACATACTTCTAATGCTGGACGACCTGACTTATCCTTCACTTCTTGCAATTTGAAAAATGCTGATTTTAAAGCATTACTGGCGTTATAATTTTGTGGAATTACTAATCCTTCTTTTTGTAGTTCACCTAATTTGTTGTTAACGCTATCTGTAATATCCTTTTGGATGATTGCTAGTTGGTTAGTCATTTTTAAATTGCCTCCTCGATTTCTTGAATATCAATATCTGCTTGTTCAGTCACAGAAATTACTTTCAGATTTTCTTCCTTAATTTTGCTATTAACTTTTCTTTCTGCATCTCTTGCATCAGCAGCAGTTACTATAAATTCCACCAATCGAGTCATTGTTTTTTGAATTTTATATGTTCCCATATTAAATTGCCTCCCTAAGCATTGGTTGTTGAGCTTCTACTTCTACTCGTAACTGCTTGTCCTTTTCTGATACCACCAAACTAATAAGTTGAGTATTTACATCAATAAACTTGGTTACAGCCTCGGCATTGTCCACAAAAATAGGTGCTTGGATGCCGAAATGAGCTGATAGAGTATTGATGATATCTAGGCCAACATTAATTTTTGCTGCATTGTTTAGACCAGCGCCATAAGGGACGCCCTTATAAGTCGTTTCGCAAACTTCATTTAGACCGCCATTTACTTGAGTATCAAACAATTTAAATCGAGCATATTTGAACTTGCTATTAATGCGATCTGTGAGCATGTTTACCTTTGTGCGAATAAATTCCTCTATTAAGAAGGTTGTTTGCTCTAACTTTTCGTACTCTTGCGCAAGCTTTATTTGCTGATCTTCCAACTCGATAATACGTTCTCTGCTTGCTTCAATATTTGCGTGTTGAGCAATAGCGTTATTGCACTCTTTGCGCTCAAAATTGAGCTTATTGATTTCTTCATCGATACAAGCAACTGCCTCGTAAGCATGCTCATTTAACTGCTTAATTTCAGCCTGTAAAGCATCTATTTGTAGATGGATAGATTTATATTCATCAGTCGTTGTAACATCCTTAACTGCTGAGTTAGCTGTTTCAAAAGCCTTTTGTGCTTTCTTTAACTCTTTGTCTTGTACTGATAATTCATCTTGATACTTGTTCATTTCCGCTAAGAATGCATCATGTTCATTTCGCAATAGAGTTAAGCGATGGTTTAATTCAGCAACTTGCTCTTTATGAGATACACCTTTACGATTTATTTCAGCAAGTTCATGTGTTCTACTTTCATTGAATAGGGCTAGTGCTTCTTTTCTAGCATTTTCAACTTGCTCAGTAGGTAATGATTGTTTACAAGATGGGCATTCATGATCATCCCCATGCTCAAATTCTTTTGCCTCAATCACGCGGTATTCTTTGCGTAATTCATCCATTTCTTTTTCAATACGAGTAATGTCAGTTTGTATACGATTTGCTTCATCTACTTTAAATTTCCGATTGTTATCGGCCTGTTGTAATTTACTATTTATAATTTGAGTGTTCCCTTGTACTTCTTGCAACTTGGCTTGAGCCTTATACACTTCTTGCATGCTATCAGCTTCAAATGAGCGTTTAAGGTCTGTTTGCTTCATTTCTAACTCTTGTAACTGGCGTTGCTTTTCGAGTACTGATGCACCGTTTTTCACACGGATTTTTTGTTCCTGCAATTCTTCAATGTCTGTTTCAATCTTAGCTACCTGTTGTCGCATTGTTTCAACATCCACAGTTGTTTCCGGCATCATTTTATTGATTTCATCAATGCGTACTGGAATCTTTTCTAACTCTTCATTGATGTGTTTTTTCTTACTAGTAATGATCTTTTTCATATCATCTAATGACTTGCCATTCAGTAAGTCATTCAGCTTTGATAAAGCTTGGTTAGATGCAATAACTTCCTCGTCTGAAATATCACCACAGATTTCTAATAACAATTGGCGTTTTTCTTGCCACTTCATTTGTTCGTTAAAATAAGTTGGTGATGTTAAAAGTTTGAACACTTCTTCTTCCACAATTTCATTAACCTTGGCTGTGTATGCTTTCTTAGACAAAGGAACCTCGTCTACGAAGTGCTCCACTTCGTGTCCAGTGAACTCTGCTACAGGTTGTCCACGCTTTTTAGTCCACTTCTCTTTGTAAATTTTCTTTAGGGTAACCGTGGACCCTTCTACTAAGAACGTACCTTCAACAGTGTGCTCCAGGTTATGTCGCTCGGATCCATCACCGTTTAATGTCTTGATAGCAAAATCCTTTTTGTTGTTACTATCCTTGTCGAATAACAGCCACAAGAACGCATCAAACGTTGTTGTTTTACCTACCTCGTTGTCACCGAAAATTTGTGCGTTACCACCATCTAATTGAATGTCTAGCGATTTAATGCCCTTGAAATCACGTAGTTTTAACACGACTAACTCAATTTTCTTCATATCCTTTGCCCTCCTGTGGTAGAATGATATAAATATTGTTTTTGCAGACCACTGTTCGCGCAGTGGTTTTTTATTTTGATGGCATCCCATCAAGCAACCTACAACAGCAAAGCATAACCGTAGGGAGACGGCGCTGTAAGCTGCTTGACGAGAGCGAGATAATTCTCGCAATCATCTGATTTTGTGATATAATTGATTTGTATATGTTGTCATGCTGTTTAATCCCGCAAAGATTAAGCAGCTTTTTTCTTTGCTAAAATACTTTGGTTTGCTTTCTTTTCTAGCATCAACATGCGTAATTTTTTGTTTAGGTGTAACCAATCTCCAGTAATAATGTTCATCATTTTCCCCTCCTATTAGTTGAAAACCTCACGACCATTTTTCCTTAACAACTCTGCAGCTTGTACATACAATTCCTTTTGACGTTCTAATTGTTGAACACGAATGATTGAGTTTTGCATATCACGACCACGATCAGCAGCTAGTTGGTAACGACCATTTTGCGTATGCATTGAAATTTCTTTGATTAAATCATCAATACGCGCTTTCTCTTTAGTAATTTGGCTGTTGATTAGTTTTAAAGGATCCAAGTGAACATTCCCCCTATAAATGTTGGTACTAGTTGAAGCATTTGTGATACAAGGCTCATATCTATGTTGAACATCATTGCCATTAAGACATCTTGAGCATTTGTCTTTTGCGCGATGTTTACTAACGTGTTCACGTCACATGTGATTTTGTTTTTCTCCAGTCGACTCACGGTTGATTGAGATATGTTCGCATTAAACGCTAATTCCTCTTGTGACCATTTCATCTTTTTTCTACACTGTTTAATAATTTCACCAACGTTTAAATTCATGATTTTCCACCCTTTTTAAATATGCATATTCTGCATAATGCACACTGTGCATAGTAAGTAATTGTATAACTTAGTAATATATAGATAAGAGGTAGTTGCCCCTACCTCTTAGATTTCTACTAGATTGGTAGTTTGATTGAGGCCATTTGCCCTGGCCTCTCCTATATTGCCCTTAATTTCGGATTAAGTAATTGTGCTATTGTTGAATTTTCTTCAATCCATTTAAAGACTAAATCTCGTGGGTAGTGCGCTTGAATGTGTGGAAATATCGGAAACGAACCGATTTTCACCAAATCATAAATTTTAGCTATCTTACATTGAAAAATTTCACATAGATGATCATTTGTTAATATCTCTGGATATTTTTGTACAGCATGGGTTTTCCAAAACCGTTCGTTTTCTTCTCGTACGATCATCCGTACTTTCTCTAAAAAATCATTTTCATAATCTGGATGAAACATAATTTTGACCTCCTAATTCGTGTCTGCTTTGCCCAGCAGCATTTTATTTAACTAATTTTAGTTGCGACTGTTTGTTGTAGCTTTCTATTTCAATTTCAAGTGACGTACTTGGTCGCCATTTAGATATGAAGTAAACAGCATCGTCAAATTTGGTTTTAGGTAATTCACTGTAACGAGGTAATTGGAAGTGTCGTTTGAAATCACGCCATAATTCTCCAAATGCTTTCCTTGATACTGCTTGATAAGCTGAGGAATTAAATCCACCTAAAACTTCAAACACTTTCGCTTTTCCTTGTGAATTAAGTGCGAACTCTTGAGCTCCATCAATTCGCATATGATCTTTTAAAAATTCAACATCACCCTTAATCGTTTTTATTTCTTGATAATTCTTAAGTGAAGTTTGAAGTGCTAATTCAACAGGATCATGTTCCCTCTGTTCTTGTTTTTGAATGTACTCTTGCATCCTTTTAAACTCTTGAATGAACTTTATTTTGGTTTGTACAGCTTCTTTTGTGTTGTAACTAAATACCACTAAAGCAAAAGCTTCTTCTGAAAGGTTAAATTTAAGATATTGCTTCCCACGAACCCTATATTCTGACGGCTCAAAATTGAGCTGTGAAAATTCTGGTCCTGCATACTCAATTTGAGTAGTAATATCTCTTAAGACGTTTTTGTGCTCTTTCCCAAACATTTCAGCAATGGTTAAACTGTCTGTAATAACTTGATTGTTTTGAACAAACACTAATTGACGCATGATAAAACCTCCTTATTTAATCGTTTTTTACTCGAATTGTGTAACTTATCATCAAAAAAAAGTTCGCTTAATGACATATCCAATATTTTGGCAATTTTTACAGCATTCTTTAATGAAAGTTTGGTAATTCCATATTCTATATTAGCGTAACCTGATACACTCTTATAGCCTAATTTACGGGACATATAAGTCATTGAAAGCCCTTTAGATTTCCTAGCTTCACGAAGTGTAACTTCCATTTTCTTCACCGCCTTTTACTCTTTTTGTGTAACTCTATATCTGTATTATAGTTACACAAAAAGAATAAGTCAACATTTTTTATTCTGTTTGTGTAACTTTTTACATATTGTGTGTAAGTAATGATAAAATCCAACCAAAGGGAGGTAAGAAAATGAATACTTTAGGTGATCGGCTTACCTATTTAAGAGAGAAAAAGGGTTGGACTAAAACATATGTAGCAAAAAAACTGGGTATAAAAACTATGTCCACATATGCTAACTGGGAATATAATTTAAGACAACCTGATAATGAGATGCTTTTAAAAATTGCTGATTTATATGAGGTTTCTGTTGATTTCTTACTTGGAAATAAATCCGCTAACAATAACAAAGTTGATTTTTCAAATAAAGATGAACGTGACATAGCTAAACGCATGGATGAACTACGTGAAGATTTGTCATCAGCATCAGGATTACTGTTTAATGGTGAACCAATGTCAGAAGAAGCTAAAGAATCTTTATTAGAGGCAATGGAATTCGGTATCAGGCTCGCGAAGAAGAATAACAAAAAATTCATTCCTAAAAAATATAGAGATAAAGAAGATTAATCCGATTCGAGGGATGTAAATGGATTTTATCCAATCGAAAGTTGATGATTTATGTAAAAAGTATGGTACAAGAAATCCATTTGAATTAGCGGAATATCTAAAGATTAATGTTATCCAATGGGATATACATGATGAAATAAATGGTTTTTATCAGTACGAAAAACGTAATCAACTAATTTTTTTAAACAACAATCTGTCATATGATGATCAACGTGTAGTATGCGCACATGAATTAGGACATGCCGTTTTACACAAACGGTCTAGTGTCCCATTTATGCGAGCTAATACTCTTTTCTCAATTGATAAAATAGAAGTTGAAGCGAATAAATTTTCTGCGTATCTTTTGATACCTGATGAAAATTTATTTGATTCATATGATCGGATGACTATCTTTGATATAGCTGCCTTATATAATGTTCCTTTGGAATTAGTGGAACTTAAATTTAAGGGGCTATTTTAATATACAAAAGAGAACATATATTCCCACGTCAGGAGGAATTTACATGGCATCTGTACAAAAATATATATTAAAAGATGGAAAAGAACGTTGGATGTATGTAATTGAAAATGGAACAGACCCGATAACAGGAAAACGCGAGCGAATTGTAAAAAGAGGGTTTTTAAAAGAAAAAGAAGCTATCAAAGCCGCTAGAGATATGGAATATGAGATGGAGAAATGGAATCTAGATTTGAAAAATAAGATTACATTTCAAGAACTTACCCAGGAATGGTTCAAGCATTATCAAAGTATGGGGGTTAAAAAAGCCACTATAAGAATTCGTGAATACGAATCTAATAAGTTGTTAACTTATTTTTCAAACAAAAAAGTTAAAGATGTTACTCAAGTAATGTATCAACGTTTTTTAAACGAAATGAACAAAGAATTAAATATAAATACACTTTCAGGAATCCATGGTACGGCTAAAATGATTTTTAAATACGCCAGAGAGTTAGGTGTTATTCACAATGATCCAACTGAATTTGCTAAATTACCAAAAAGAATTAAAACTGTTGAGGAAATAGAAAATGAAAATGTTCAGGATGTTTATTTTGAAAAAAATGAACTAAAAGAATTCCTTGACGCAGCGTTTGAATATGGTAAAAAAGATGATTTCTTCATTTTCAACATGCTTGCATGGACAGGTATGAGATTAGGTGAATTATTAGCGTTAAAATGGAGTGATATTGATTTAGAGAACAGGACTATTTCAATTACCAAAACATTATATAACCCTAATAACAATATTTTATTTCATGAGTTGACGCCTCCCAAAACTAGTGGCTCTGTAAGAACGATTGACATAGAACCCGAGTTAATTGAATTGCTGAAGAGTCATCGTTTATTGCAAAAACAAGTTAAATTATCTTTAGGTACAAAATACAACGACTTTGATTTTGTAGTAACAAAACTTAAACCACCAAATCTAGGGTATCCATATTATTTAAAGTTAGTGAATATTCGTATGCAAGTCATATTAAAACATACAACAATAAAAAAACATTTAACTCCACATTCATTTCGCCATACTCACACTTCTCTTTTAGCTGAGGTGGATGTTCCTTTAGAATTAATTATGGAACGATTGGGCCATGAATCGGATAAAACGACAACTAAAGTTTATTTGCATGTCACGAAAGATAGAAAGAAAGAGGCATCAGAAAAGTTCGGGAATTTAATGAGAAGCCTTTAA